GATGAAATTAAAATTCTAAGAAAACTAATGAAAGAACTGTATGTTCTTGCAGAACCGACAAGGATTGAAGGTTATACCGATGAACAGATGTTTGAAGCCAATGCGGCCAATGAATTTACAGTCGATATTGGTAGAGAAATCCAGTCTGAGATGATTGCCAATGGCAGACCTTCTGCGGCTAGAATAAGAAATGCCATGAGCAATCCTCACACTTGGAACGCATTAAAACAGGTAGGTTTAATACCTAAAAAGACAAAAATACTAGAAGGCAATGTCAATCCACAATTAAAAATAGAACTTACAGGAGTTGAAGATAAAACTGTATAAATATGCCTTCTACATCAGCAATTAAATGTGAGGCTGTTTATAAAATTTTTGGAGCAGGTGCAAAAAAAATGCTCCAAGATGTCAGTGGAAATGTTGATGCCAAAACTTTACAAGATGCTGGTTGCATCGTAGGTGTTAATAATGCTTCTTTTGAGGTTTCAAAAGGAGAAACGCTGGTTGTGATGGGATTATCTGGTTCTGGAAAATCAACCTTACTTCGATGTATATCAAGAGTGACGGAGGCTACGGCAGGCAAAATTTTTATTGAAGGTCAAGATTTATTATCTTTAAAAAATAAAGAACTCATTGAGTTAAGACGAAATAAAATGGGAATGGTTTTCCAAAGATTTGCTCTCCTTCCTCATAAAACGGTATTAGAAAATATTGCTTTTCCTTTACAAATTAAAGGTCTCGAAACTCAAGACAGTATTAAAAAGGCTATGGACATGGTTAAGATTGTTGGTCTGGATGGAAGAGAAAATTGTTTTCCAAGAGAATTATCTGGAGGTCAACAGCAAAGAATAGGAATTGCCAGATCTTTAGCGGTTGAGCCTGATATTTGGTTTTTAGACGAACCTTTTTCTCCTGCTCTTGATCCATTAATCAGAAAAGAAATGCAAGATGAATTTTTAAGGCTACAAGGTGCTTTAAAAAAAACAATTTTATTTGTCACGCATGATTTTGATGAAGCTCTTAGGATTGCAGATAGAATAGCAATAATGAAGGACGGTATAATAGAGCAATTAGATACTCCAGCCAAAATTGTTAAAGACTGGTTAGATTTTTTTTGTAGTAGGAGTACAAGATACCTAATGGATCCAAAAAGATAGCATTAATAAGAAAGTTGATTCCAACCTCCATCTGGTATAATCTAGAATCAGGAGTTTTATATGCTACATAAAATCAGATTAAAACCAGGTTTAGACAAACAATCATCAGATACAGGAGCCGAAGGGAAATGGGTTAATGCCGACTACACTCGTTTTCGTTATGGTTTTCCTGAAAAAATAGGTGGCTGGCAACAGCTGGTAGCCGACAAATTAATAGGGGCCGGAAGAGACCAGCATACATGGACTGATCTTGTAGGTAACCGTTATGCTGCAATTGGTACCAATAAATGTCTTTACATTTATTATGAAGGATCCGTCTACGATATTACACCCCTCGATTTAACTCGAACAGAAAGTAGTGCCACCCTAACAATGGTCAATACTGAAACAACCGTTACCATCACAAGCGGAAGCCATGGAGCTGAAGTAGGAGACCTCATTCTCTTGGACAATGTTACTGTGCCGGCTGGAACGGGATTTGTAGATGCTGATTTTGAAGACATTAAGTTTGAAATCAAAGCTGTCCCCAGCGCCACGACTATAGAAATTACAATGGGGAGTGCAGCATCAGGAAGCGCTTCGGGAGGAAGCGTTGACGTAGAATTTTATTATGTTGTTGGACCTCTTACCCAGGGATACGGCTATGGATGGGGTACGAATACTTGGGGCGGACAAACTATTCCTCTTACCTCTACAACCTTAAATGGACTTTTACAGGATGATGCTTACGGAACAGGGGGAAGTGGAACTGATATTGATTTAACATCTGCTACTGGATTTACTGATCCCGGCACAATTTATGTCGAAGGCGAACTTATTACCTATACCGGCATTACAGGAAATACTTTAAACGGAATTACCCGGGGAACGAATGGATCAACCAGGGCTGCGCATTCAACGTTGACTCAAACTTATGACGCTACAAACTGGGTAGGGTTTGGAAGTGCGAGTACGTCTTCCAATATTGTAATCGAACCCGGTCAATGGAGACTATTAAATTATGGCCAGAATCTATTGGCTCTTGTCCATAACAAGAAAATTTTTAAATGGGTGCCTTCGATTCCTAATTTATCGGTACGGGCTGTACTTGTAACAGGAACTCAAGTTCCCACCGCATCAAGAGACATGCTGCTTTCAGTCCCCGACAGGCATTTAGTCTGTATTGGATCGGAAACAACTTTACAGAGTTCAAACACTCAGGACGATATGTTTGTAAGATGGTCCAACCAGGAATCCATAACCGTATGGACTCCGACAGCAACCAATACAGCTGGATCTCAAAGATTAACTGACGGTTCAAAACTATTGGGAGGAATTGTAGGAAAGACAGCTATATATCTCTGGTCGGATACAGCGATGTATACCATGAAATTTATAGGACAGCCTTTTACTTTTGGTTTTACCCAGGTGGGCACCAACTGTGGAATGTCCAGTCAACACGCTGCAGCAGAAGTTGATGGAATCGCTTACTGGATGGGACCAAGTGGATTTTTTCAATTTAGCGGAAGCAGAGTTCAAACGATGCCGTGCCTGGTCGAAGATTATGTATTCGATGATATCAACACAACTGCCAACCAACAGATCCATGTAGCCGTTAACGCATTATATGGAGAGATTACCTGGTTTTATCCAAGTGCCTCTTCCGAGTATGTAGATCGATCTGTTACTTATAATTATTTATCTTCTACACCTCAGGAACCTATCTGGTACACTTCTTCTTTGGCGCGTTCAACATGGACGATTGAGGGAGTATATGCAAAACCTTATGCAACAGAATTTAAAACAGCGGTTGCCCCTACTAATCCAACGGTTGTAGGAATTTCTAATGGTGCAAGTTACTACTGGGAACAGGAGAAAGGAACGGACGAAATATTTACCGATGGAACTACAAACGCCATTGCAGCCAGTGTAGAATCAGGAGACTATGATCTTGGAGAAGCTGATGGAGAACAGGGAGAGGGTGAACACATGATGCGAATCAGTAGGATCATTCCCGACTTTGGATCACAGACAGGAACCACTAAAGTCTATCTGAACACCAAACTTTTTCCAAGTAGCACTGCATCATCTACTTCTTATAATACAACCACTTCCACTACCCAGATTTTTACAAGAAAAAGAGGACGACAGATTGCCCTTAAAATAGGAAATATAGATGCTGGACAAACATGGAGAATGGGAACTTTTAGACTGGATATCCATGCAGGAGGAAGAAGATAATGGCAAAAATTGCAGAAGTAATAGCGAGCATTATAGGTCCTGAGTTTGACCCTATCAATGTACAGGGACTAGCTGACAATGTTGGATCGGTAGTTCAAAAATTAAATACAACTTATCAACAACAACTAACCGATGAATATGAAGCCTTTACTTTATTCATGGGTTAAGGTAAAATAAGGAAAAAGAAGAATGGCTAATAAATATATCAACAAAGGTTTTAGTCTAACAACCACTAATGCGGTGTCTATTTATACGGTGCCCAGTGAAACGGTTGCCATTGTTAAGGCTATCCAGGGATTCAATGATACTGCCAGCTCAGTAACGGTGACCATGGCGTTTACCGACACAAGCGCTACAACCGATTACGATATAGGATATAAAACAAGCAGCAGTATTGCACAGTTTAGTTTACTGACTGACGATTTACTGGTCCTTGAAGAAGCAGATGTTTTAAAACTTACGGCCAGTGCAGCCAATCAAATTACAGGAGTAGCCAGTATTCTAGAACAGGACAGAACTTAATGGATCTTACAAGAATTAAATGCAAGACCGAAACTAAAATTTCCAACAAGAAAACAGGAAAAATTTATAAAGACGAAGAGGAAGCGAAAGAAGCAAAGCCGGAAGATATCAGAAGGGACGTTAAAATTATTGTCCCTGTGGGTCTTGATGTTTATGGAGGAAAGCCATTGGAATAATGGGACCTCAAGGCGGAACAGAACTTCAGCTTAAAGAATTAGTCAAACGAGTCTCGAAGGACTATTGGAAACGTATTACACTGGTTACCTCGGTTCCAGAAAAGAAGCCGTTGCATCGGAACAAGATCAATATCCT